CAATTAGAATTTGCTCCTATCTTATTTGGATTTATAATTTTTCCGTACGTAAAAAGTATGCAAAATATCAAGAACAGATGAAAAATATATACGAGAAATATGAAGGTAAATAATATGTCAGAAAAAAAATACACACCTTGTAAGGAACTAAATTATAAATTTCGTGAGAAAGCTTTGCGATTAGCTTATGAACATGCTGGCGCTAAAGTCTTTAAGAATGTTCATGAAGAAATAGAAGAAAAAGATCTTGATGATCTCTTTGCGTTAGCTGAATTGAATCTTGAGTTTATTAAAAAAGATGAGACAAAACTCTAAGCTTCTCAGTGGTAATTTAGAAAAAGAATTAGAAAAACTTAATCTCAATCTCTATCAGTTTAGTGAAAGCAAACTTAATGATCAGCAGATTGAAGAGAAATGGTTGTGTGAGAATAGTTTCTATTACTTCACCATTAAAGCATGGGAAGCTACGAGAGGTACCGGAAGCTTTATTAAGAGCTATCATCTTGAGGTTATCTGTCAACATCTTGAGGCGCTCTGCAATTTAGAAATCAGACGTCTAATTATCAATTGTCCTTTTCGTGTGGGTAAGAGCACCATTGGTTCAGTTTTCTTTAATCCTTGGGTTTGGACAAAGCGCCCTAATCTCTCATTCCTCTACACATCTTATAAAGAAGGACTGTCTGTTCGTGATAGCGTTTACGCACGTCGTCTCATCTTAAGTCCCTGGTATCAATCTTTATGGGGGCAAGACTTTAGATTAATGAGCGATGTTAATAACAAACTTCGCTTTGAAAACACGACAGGCGGATACCGTATCTCTAGTTCTGTGTCTGGAGGTAACACAGGTGAAGGTGGTCATTTTGATATCTGTTTTCCCTATGAAACAATGGTTGAGACAGATCAGGGAGAATATCCAATTGGATGGATTGTGGAAGAAGGCATTAATTGTAAGGTTTTATCGTTTAATCATGAAACTCAACAAACTGAATTCAAAGAGATTGAAGAGTTTCATAAAAATACGACTGACGAATTTATTGAAATAGAGCTAGAAGACGGGACTATTTTAAGGTGCACTCCTAATCACCCCATCTATATAGAAGGTAAGGGTTATATCTCTGCTGAAGATGTTCTAGAAAATGACGAGGTTTTGAGTTTAGCTTGACGTTTCCTTTTTTGATATGCTTTGCATTGACATGATCTTGAGCAATATAAATTTTTATAATACCCTTTAAACGAAATCTTACAGATAGTACAAATTTTATTATGGATACGATATATTCCATCTCCTTGTCTCTTGTTTGATAATTGTTCTTTTTGAGTCGCCCATTTGCAATTAGAAGGCTCATAGTTCCCGTTATTGTTAATTCTCTCTATTGAATATTCTAGACTAGGTCTTTTCCCCATATCATTTAGAAAGTTTATAAACCCGTCTCGTCCTGTCCATCTTTCACAAACGGTTATTCCTCGTCCTCCATAATTTTTAAATGGCTTAGATCTTGGATTAAAGCAGCGTTGTTTCATTGAGTCCCAGCATATATATTCAGGAGATCTTGTAAGTCCATGAGTTCTACCCCCTTCACCTGCTCTTTTATAATAGCATTCCTTACAACTTTTGCTGGGAACATGAAACTTGCATTTACTAATATTTCCACAATCGCATCGATAATGAATTTTTAATTGCCCAGATTCTATAAAGAAATCTAATATAGTGATGTTGTTAATCTTTGTTCCTACTTTGTGTAAATGACGTGGAGGTATATATTCGTACATTTTTAAATCCTTGTATAAGTTTAATGAATGTAAAAGTGAAATCTGTCAGAAAGAAAACGCTTCAACACCAATCAGTATATAACTTAAAGATCAAAGATAACAACAATTATTTTGCGATGAAGTTTCTCGTACACAACTGTGATGATCCAAACTCGGTCCGTGATTCGGAAAGCGATGTTGTTCGTGAAGGTACAAATGACTGGCATGACTTCGTGATGTCCTCTCGTTTCGTTGCTCCTTACAGCAGCTTCAGACGTCTTGTTATGCAACAAAGAACGCACGAGAAAGATTTATCAGGTCATATCCTTGCAAAGAACGATCCGTCTTGGGTTCATTTGTTTCTGCCTATGGAATACATACCGAGCATGAAGAGTAGGACAATTCCCCTTCGTATGTCGAATAATCAAGTGTGGCAAGATAAGAGAACAAAAGAGAATGAATTGTTATGCCCTGATTGGATTAACGTAAATGAACTACAAGAGATTAAAGAAAAAGACTTTCGGGGAGATCCTTATAGAATCTCTGGACAGTTGCAGCAGTTGCCTTCTCCTCCCGGTGGTGGAATATTTAAACGTGAGTGGTTTAACTTCTATGAGGTTGATGAGTTTCCAACCTTCGAGTATATTCTTCAATCTTGGGACACAGCATTAGTCGGTGCTACATCGTCTAAGAGTCCCGATACAGTTTGTTATAGCGCGTGCACAACATGGGGTATCTTTAGAGATCAACGAGATATCCCTAATGTTATGCTTCTTTCATTATTTAAAGGAAAATTGGAATATCCTGAGCTTCGTAAGAAGGTCGTCGAGCTGTCCAGCAACTATGATTATAATAATGAATATCCTTTTATTAAGCCAAAAGATAAGAAATGTGACTTAGTTCTAATTGAATCTAAGGGAAGTGGATATACTCTTGTCTCAGAACTTATGAGTACTGGCATTCCTCTTATGGGATTCAATCCAGCAAAGGCAGGTCTGAATTATAGTGGGACAGCTAAAGAAGCAAGAGCCAGACGCATTACAGATATTATCGAAAAGGGGCTTTTATGGTTGCCAACATTAGCACCTCATCATCAACACCCGAACGATTATTCCAGACAACTCATAAAAGATTGTCTTTTGTTTCCAAAGGGTGAAAGTAATGATACAATAGACTCTATGTCGCAGGCATTTATTAGACTAAAACAATCTGGTTTTATTTATCATCCTGATGATCCTACTGACGATCCGAAATTTAATTTCAAAAAGAAGAAGAATTGGTGACATAAATGAATAACTTCCCTCTTGATTATATGGATGATGGTTTAGGAAATTCAGATGATCAAATAGAGGAAGGGGTTGTTTCTCACGATGGAATCCGACACTTTCCAGACGGAAGCACTCTATTTGGTGAATCTCCCGCTAATGAAATGCCTGCTATTCAGAGCTATCAAAATCATCATGAAAACATGGCGGAATGGCTGCCGGATAGTTTTTTAAGAGAGGCCGGCCATCATCTTAAGAAAAACATTGAGGATGATGCAAGGACGCAAGAAACAACAAATCAATACATTGCTAACATTATTGAAATCATGGGTATCACACCTGATTTCGGTGCTGCAGGTGGTGGCGTTGATTATCAAGGCGATCCTACTGTGCATTCTACTGCGCTGTTTGAAACGACTTTAGATTACACAGCTACAATCATATCGAGCATTCTTCCTCCGAACGGTCCAGCTTCAACAGTTATCTTAGGTGAGACTTCTCAAGAACTAGAAGATAGAGCTTATCGCTTGAAACAGTTCTATAATAATTACATTGAGAACATTGATGAGGGTTTTGAGAAAGAATTAAGAAGGACTGTTTTTTGGTCATGTGTCGTTGGGTCTATCTTTGGGAAAGTCTTTATTGATGCTATTTTGAAGCGTCCTACATTTAGGATGATTAAACCGCAAGATCTTATTGTTAATAGAGATATATCCTCGCATCTTATCTCTTCTCGGATTACACAAGTTCATTATATTACAAAGGATGAGTTCGAACTTCGTAAGTTTACAAAGGAATATAGAGATTTAAGTATTATCCCAACAGATTCTTCAGGGGATCAAGGGAATGTTATTAAAGAAAGTCTAGATCAGATTAGTGGTTTTGATTCTAGCTTCTCGACAAGCAAGCAAAATTCTAATGAATATAAGATCTATGAAACTCATGTAGATTATAAAGTCCCTATGGACGATAGGGCCGCAGATTTTTCATTTCCAGTTGCTTATATTGTTCATCTGGACGCAAATTCAGGTCAAATATTACGATGGGAAAGAAATTGGAAAGAAAACGATCCTTTAAAAGAAAAGAGAAAGTTCTTTGTTAACTTCTCATTATTGCCTTCTTTTGATGGTGAAGGATATGGTCTTATTCATTATGCAGGACAACAAGCACATGCAGCGACTGTCATTTTAAGAATGATGTTAACCGCAGGTATGTATTCCAGTTTCCCTGGTGGATTCTATCAAGCAGCCTTACGTTTGGAAGATAATAACATTAGGCCTGCTATCGGTGAATTTACAAAGCTACAAACAGGCGGTATGGACATCGACAAGGCTATCCTAACGAATAATAAACTGTATGGTGAACCAAGTGCCGCTCTTGCAGCAATGCAGGATAAACTTGAGGATAATATTAGAAAACCATCAGCTATTATCAATCAAGATGTTGCCGAGAGATTACCGAATGCAGCCAGTTCCCCTGCACTTGCGATTTTACAAAGCTATCAGAAAGTCCCTAACTTTGTGGTGCAGGGATATCATAAATCTATGCAGCAATTGTTTGAGTTGTTTAAAGAACGATTCATTGAATGGCTGCCAAATGATGAAGAGTATCCGTTTTTAGTTCCTGGTGGCTCTCATGCTATTGCAAAGAAAGATTTCCAATCCAGCATTCAAATCATTACGTCAACAGACCCTAACTTACAAAATTCATCTTATCGGTTACTTCGATCTGAATTGATTCTCAATAACGCTCGTCAAAATCCAGAGATTCATAATCTAAGAGAAGCTTATAAGATTTATTACCTTAATATGGATATGTCAGAAGATGAGATTAAGAAAGTCTTACCTGAGCCACAAGAAGCGCCTCCGACAATACCGTTAGATCCTATCTCTGAGAACAAGAATCTTTTAACTAATAAACCTGTTGTTGCTGGAATCCCTCAAGATCATGATGCTCATATTACAGTGCATTCTCTTATTACGGCTGATCAGACACAGCCTCCGGAAGTTATCGCGGCTGCTAATGCGCATATACAGGAACATAAAGCACAGAAGTTAGTTGTTGAATTATTCACTTCAATTGGCGCTCCTATTCCACAAGATCCTTCTCAAATATCTCCAGAGGAAGCAAATCAAATCGCTCAGCATGCCGCTCAAATAGCTCAGCAGAAATTAGCTGAGATGCAGGCCAATCAACAAGGACCTCAACCAGATCCTGCAATGATTCAAGCACAAGCGATGCTTCATGAGACTCAAGTTAATGAAATGCAGATTAAGTTGAAAGCTGACTTTGATAATAAGAAACTTGCTCTTGATGAACAGAAATTACAATTGGACTATCAAAAGATGCTGTCTGATGTTTCCTTTAAAGAGAAAGAGCTTGATTTTAAAATACAGCAAGGTATGGCTGAGACACATATTAATGATAAGAAAGTTGCGCTCGATACAGCCATAAAAGAAAAAGACCAATTGTTTAGAGAAATTGAAACACAACACCAAAACATGATGCCAGAACAGCAAGAGCCACAAAATATATAGAGATGTAAAGTAGTTGTGTTATAATAATAAGATGATTATTGAAATTTACAGTCGTATTAAATCAAACCCTGAGAAAAGAGGATACAATGTTAGGACATAATAAAGACGCTAATCCAGGATACAAAGAGAAGTTAAATAGTATGCGTAGTGGCGGCGATGTTATGTCTAGCTTCACCAACGGACTAAGACAACATAGTTTTAAAGATACTGTTAATGGAAAACTAGGACTTCATGCGGATAAATCCTATGCAGAGCCTCATTCAGGGACTCCGGCTAGATTGAAGACGGGTGGTCTTGCTGATGGTGGCGATACATCAATGCTCAACAGAGGTCAGAAAGATTGTCACGGTGGAAAGGTTTTTAGTCGGGGGGGTTCTTTAAATGAAAGAGCGCCAGGACGTCCACAAGCATCAAATCAATTTGAGAAATCTCCTCGTCATGGCGATTCTAATCAAAGTCAATTTGCGAAAGGTCCCCATCGTGCTGATTCGGGACAAAGACAGTTTGAAAAGAAACCAGCTCGTGCAAAGTCTGGAGGGCAGATGTCTACAACAAATGATGATGCGGAGCATCACAGTTGGGGTGATTTTGTTAGCGGTTTAAAGAATTTTGGTCAAAATATGGTTCATCTTGGTACTCTTGGAGCTGTTGATATAGGTGGTCATGGGGCGTTACATGATATTGGTGACTTTGCAGGGAAAGCTCGCCGAACGATTGCGCATAAGGCCGTCCCTATTCTTAGCGGAGGAACGCTGCAGGGAGATGAGCTTGATGGAAAACTTGGCGGCAAAACAGATACATTTTTTAATAAAGGCGGCAAAGTTCAGAAGAAAGCCATTGGGGGCGTTGCTAAAATTCGTCACGGACAAATGAGTAAAAAAGATATGGCGTAAGCTATATAAAAAGAAAACAAAAAAGAAAAACCTACAAATTTAAATAGTAATTAAATAGTAGGAATAAATAAGATGAGTCTAGGTTATAACGAACATTTAAAAATAGCTCTCACAAACTCAATGAATGATATTAAGCATAAGCTTGCTAGCGGAGTTTGTAAGGAAATTGACCAAGTTAATAAATACGTTGGCAATCATGAATTCGCAGAAGCTTTATCCAGATCACTTGATAATCTTTTGAAGGAATATGAAGACAGAAACGATAATAGAACCATCCCCGCTTCAGCACCGATTCATACAATCAATCCGGAAGCGTAAAAAGTATGTCAAAAAAAAAATTAACAGATGAAGAAAAAGATGAATTTATTAGAAACGAAATAGGAGTTAGCCCAGACGTAAAAGGATACAGACTTTTGCTAAGGGCCCCTAAAACGCCAGAGAAACTAACTTCTGGATTGTATATCCCGATTGAAAGTCAAACCAGAAATGATGTCTTACAGACAATGGGTTTGGTTTTAAAGATTGGTCCGACTGCATTTAAGACACATCCTTCATTAAAAGCCTTAGAAGTTGAGGTTGGAGAATGGGTTGAATATGCTCGGTATGAGAGAGAAGAAAAAGTTTATAATGGTGTTTTGTGTTTCTATATAAATGATGAACGTATTTACTCATCTTACAGTGATGAAGATGCAAAAATACTTCTGAAGGGAGCCTTATAAATGGACCCAGATCAAAACAATAATGATGTCTTTACATCAACGTTTTCTATTCCAGATCACGACACTCCGATAGAACAAGAGGTGGCAGATAATGCCCCTCCTTCTTCTGTTGAAGAATCACATCAAGAACAAATTCCAAATCAAGAACAAACGCACTCAGTAGAGGCTTCTCAAAATAAAAGAGTTAATAAAAATCCTTTCAAGAAGAGAATCAGTCAACTTGTTCATGCTAGTCAGGAAAAAGATAATGTTATTTATCAACAACAATTACGTTTGCAACAGGCTGAAGAGTTATTAAGGCAAAGAGATCAAATTATTAATGAAACTCAAGAGTCAGCGATCTCAGCGAATTATAATACTCTTGTTGCTGATGAAAGAAGATTGATCCAAGAATTAAGAAATGCCAAAGAAATGGGTGATATTGATTCTGAGATTAAACTTCAGCAAGCTTTGATGGATACTAAAAAGTATCAAACAACATTAGAGATGCAGCAGTATCAGCATCAGAATCAGCCTGCACCGAATTATAATGATTCAGAAGATACCTATATTTATCCCATAACCCCAGATCCTGTTTATGAAGAGGAATACGACGAGCCTGAAATAGCGCCGTCTTATGCTTCTTTCTTAAATAGGAATCCTTGGGCGAATCCAAATGACCCTCATTTTTCAAAAGAAATTTTGGATGAAGCTAATGAAGTCGCTGAAGAATTAAACAAAAGATTAAAGTTTAACCAAAGCGCTGAAATGATTGGAACGGATTGGTATTACAAAACAATCGAAACTGCATTAGCAAATCAATATGGCATTAAACAAGAACCTCCAAAGCAGCAAAAACAGATGCAACAGAAACCAAGGCAACCTTTGATGCAAAGACAGCAAGCAGTTTATAGCAATGGTGTTGAAAGAAGAGGGTCCACAATGGCAGATCAATACATGAATCGTTATCCGCAAACAACTCATAATGCGGTTCCTTTAGATGAGCGTACAATTAAAATGGCTCGTTCTTTGAAGATTCCAGACCCAAGAAATCCAGGACATCCAATTTCTGAAGAACAAACAATGTCTATTCTAGCGGAATCACAGAAGTATTTTAGAGATAATGGATATGATCTGGATAATATGACTGAAGGAAAAATATCATTTTCCATACCTAATTAACGATTTTATAGACATGACAATGAATACATATATACAAAATCACCTTTTTATAGACATGAAAGAAGGATAATAAAAATGGCAGGAAGACCTAAGAAAATTAGAACAGAAGATGTTGCGGATAAATTAGCAGCCTTTGAATCTGAAAATTCACATGAAAGCAAGCCAAAGAAAAAAGAAGAGAATATTAGTCTCGCACAAGAGTTTAAAATAGATGGAATGCATTTCAAGCGTCATCTTGATTTCCACTCACAAAATTCACATGCAAGTCATGGACATGCCCCTATATTCTCATTAAATGATTCGATGTTTAATTTACCAAAAGCATTGCGTGAGAAAAACTCAGATTATATCTGCGCTTTCATTCCAATTGAAGGAAGAGGCAATAATAATGATCCTTATGGTGGATTGGATGAAGCTGTTAATAAATATTGGTGGCCAATTGACAGATCAGAGGACCCAGAGCTTTCTCGTCGGTACTTTAATATTGCAGGAAGAAACCACGATGCAAATCTTATTAAGTACAAAGGCCAAGTTGCTATGAAGAGGTTGAAAACCATTCATGAGCAGGAAATGGAAATGTACAACAAGCTAAATCAAAAGAATGAAGAGCTAAAGAAGAATATGACCTTGTTTGATGATGGGTTTAAATCCCCAAGTCCTTCATTGGCTCCGAAAGAAAGACATACAGTTATCGTTTAATTCAAAAATACATATGTTTTTAGTGTAATATTATTGACATTGATTGTGTGTTTGTTAAAATAAATTGTCTTTGATAGTTAGATCTTTACAAATAC